TGCAGATTCCCCAGTAAGTCCAAGAGCTGCCCTTAATGCTCGCTTTTCACTAATAAACTCAACAGTTGTTTCAATGTTGTCATTGTCAATCTTATCAAGGATGCCGATTGCGGTTGCCAAGTCCGTTGTTTGCAACGTAGTTGACGGCAATACCCCGGTGTATTTAAGCCATGCAGACGCCAAGGCCTCCGTTGGCTTAATCAGTTGAAGAATAAGACCGTTCATTGAAATCATTGCGGCATCTGAATCCATGCCCTGTTTGGTTAGCGCCGCTATTGCCGCCGCTAATTGGTCAAACTTTACGTTAGCCGCTACCGCCGTAGGTAGAACCTTTCCGATTCCACCCGCTAACTCTTCATACGTTATTACGCCCTTTTCTACAGTTGCAAATAATATGTCTGATACGTCGGACGCGCTATCAACACCTAGCGAATATGCGTTTAATACTGCCGTTGTTGCCTTTGCTGCAATCGCAACGCTTGTTACGCCACCCAACGCTGCCTTTGTGGATAGCTCTAAAAGTGACATTGCTTCAGCACCTTTAAACCCTGCTGAATTTATATTATACAACGCTTCCGCAAGTTCTGTCGGACTCTTGCCTAATTCTACAGCCAGCATCAAGACCGCATTCTTAGTCCTTGCAAACTGGTCCTCGCTTTGCTTTGCGATGGTATTAACATTGCGCATTGCTGTGTCGAACGTTCCGGCCATCTTGACCGATTCAAGGGCAAACTGCTGAAGCGTCTTAAATGCAAACGCCGCCCCAAGCGTAGTCGCTAATCCAGATAACGCACCCTTAGACAGCTTGTCAACGCTCTTCTCTGTTTTCGTTATCGTCTTTGCAAGCTGTGTGCCGTCCGCCGTAAAAATGGTTTTGATTGTAGTTGTAGTTCCCATTACTTAATTCCTGCCATCCTCTTTTTAAGCTCATCCTGAGTCGGTACAACCAATTCGCCAGACTTCATTTGCTCTATAACCTTTATAGTCTGTTCTGCAATCAATGCGTCGTCATCCATACGCGAACTGAAAAAGGCCATCTCCGAATACGCCTCACAAACAATGCAATCCCATGCTTCGGTGTTTGTATATCCGCAATGGTCGCACAGAAAGCTTTTTGCTGAACCCCACCAAGGAGCCCTTGGGCTTTCATTCTCTTTGCTTGCCTTGCGTAATGGCCGCTCCATGTAATACTTCATGTATTCACTAGCAATGTCGAACTCTTCTTGCCAGTCAATATCTTCAATATCAATATCCATAACAAGCTCGTTTATTGCCTGTTCATATTGCCCGCCTAAAAGCTCGTCTATGCTTTCCCGTTCGGCAAACTGACAAATGAATATAAACTGAAATAGTTCAGTATATTCCGGCTCGGACTCGCTTTGTACGAAAAAGCGAGAACCCATCAATTCAAGAATGCGGCAATGGTATAAAGTAAGTGGTGCAAGGGTTTTGCCAAGCACCACAAATCTCTTCTTATCCACACCGTTTATGTAGCATGGCTGCATAATAATCCTTTCAATTAATCATTGATTATTATTATTATGCGTCATAGGTTGCGATCATGCTGTCTTCGCGCACAAGCGATAGACTCATCTGCGCTATACCTTCGTTTGCAGATGTGCTTGCACTTAACACGCGCCATCCAGCCGCCGATGAATCATCAGGCCCCATTACCTGAATGACCGTATTCTTTGCAGGTGGCGCAAAGTCGGTGGTTGTTCCAACAATGTCAAGCGTCAGGTCTAATGTCTCTTTCGGGTCTTGCGTAAGGATGCTGTCCGTAGCACCACGCTCTTCTTTGTGAATGCTTTCGTCTGCATCTTTTGAATAGGTTACGCCTTTTACCGTGTGGGTAAGGTATGCTGCACCGCCTATTCCTATAAGGTATTCAACTCCTACTTGTACTGCGTCGCCTGCTGCCATGATTATCTCCTTTGTTTATGCTTTTAAGAAAGTCCTGTTAGTGTAGTCGTAAGTGTGCGCCCGTAGTTTGGGCAAATAGAAAGAACTAACGTATCGCTTGGGACTACTATTATTGTCCCGATATATGTTGCGTTTATCGTTATCATCCCGGTTGCACTTGCATAACTCCAGTCTGTGGTTTCCGTCAATAGAACACCTGCTCCGTAAACGCTGACGACATCACTTGACCCATTGGGTTCTAAGGTGTCAGTATAGTTCAAGTCACTGCTTATGTCCCAAGCATCCGATTCAACAAATGTTCCATCCGGATATGTCATCCCCATACTGTCCTCGAGTATGAGCGACAAGCTAAGTTGCGCCACTCCTTCATTCGCAGATGTGCTCGCACTTACAACCCTGTATCCTGAAGAATAGGTGTCGTCCGGCCCCTGTACCGTTACCAATTCGTTTTTATCGGGTGGAGCAAAGTCGGTACTTGCACCAACAATATCAAGTGTCAAGTCGAGCCCCTGCTTCGGGTCTTGCGTAAGGATACTGTCCGTAGCACCACGCTCATCCTTGTGAATGCTTTCGTCTGCATCTTTGGTATAGGTAAGCCCTTTTACCGTGTAGCCTAAATAATAGGTCCCGCCTATGCCTATAAGGTATTCAGCTCCTAGTTGTACTGCATCGCCTGCCGCCATGTCATTCTCCTGTTATGCTTGTTAAAAACTCTATTTGCAGTTGAGTCATTCTAACGTTGTTCTCACACGCATTAAGCAACTCGCCAAAGGTTGCGTTCTGAACAAGTATTGACTTTTCATATCCACCATTTAGGCAGGTCATTAAATCGGTTGTTTTCATGCAGAACATATCTTCAATTTCAGCCCACATTTCCCAATGTTCATTCTCGCTTGTTGAGATGCCTGTCTGTAGCACGATTGCTATGCTTGTGAGCTTGTTCCCTGTAACTCCATACCCTGACACGTATCCAGACTGCGACATCGCCATGACGCATATAAACGGCAACTCAAGCGCCTCGAAGGCGCCGCCCTCATACACGTTGCATTTATACGTCTTCTGAGACTCCATATATAGCTTTAGGAGCCGTTGAAGGTAGAAGCATGTTTTGTGGTTCTGACTCATTATATACCAAGCTCAGCAGTCTGCTTTGTTATTGCCATGACGTACTGAACGCCATCGGCACTTGTCCGAACATCCGTAATGATAAACATCTCGCCATTTATGCTTATTGCATCCTTTGGCGCCGGGGTTGTTGTGAAGTCTGAAACACAACCACTTGCAGTAAATCCATCACTTTCAGCAATTCCCATATAGCTAATGTTTGCACCAACGGCATCCGTTCCGGTGATTCCAGATATCGTAGTCCCTTTGTGGATTATCGACACTGGCATATCTTCTATAACGGCCCTTAAGTCAGTCTCAAGAATTGCTGTATCTATCATGTTTTCCTTTGTATTGGCCATGCCGGGGATTGCCCGGCAATGGCCGCAACAATATTATTATTAGGTTGCAAACGAGCCATATACCAAATGAGGTATGGCAAGGAATGCTTCACCACGTAAACGAGTACCGATTTCAAACTCGTCGGTATCAAACGTAAACTCAGAATCAGGATTCCATTTCTGAGTTTGCAGTTCAGCCGACAAGCGGTCCTGATAGGCAATCCCGCGTATGCCGCTTTTCTGGCACAGGATAAACCAATAGTTTGCCGCATCATAGCTCGTGCCATCAATGGTAACTCCATCAATCAGCATATCGCTTTCAATAGGCTCAATCAGGTTCTTGTTCGGATTCAACCCCTGCGGATTCCCGGTTGCGTCTGCTGTACGTGCCGCAAAATCATCGCGTAACACCTCAAAGGCGGTGACGCGAAGAGCAGGACCATACAGCAATGCAAACGGCTTTACCCCAAGCGGCTTATTCTGTCCGCCAAGATATGAGCCGATTGTCGCAATTGCAGAATTGAAGTTCGTAACGCTCAGCGCGTCCGTACCATAATTGTCAATCGTGTTTTCGCCATATACACGAGCCGACGAAAAGAATGCCAAGTCATCAACCCATGTAGTCGCCGTGCCTTTCAGCAGTGCTTCAAAACACAACTCAACAGGGAAGTTAGCACCATCCACGCCCATAGACCCAACAATGGGTTTATACAGACCGTGCATATCATCTTCAATGTCCGTGCGCTTCATTGCCAACGTTGCTTCAAAAAGGCGGTTCAATACCGTCATGCTTTTCGATTCAACGTTTTTAACTTGACGATCGCCAAGCCATTCACGAATCTGCGGCAACTGCTTCAGCCATGCATGAGTCATACTCGCACCCTGCGAGTCTATTACAAATGCCATCTTTGGCAAAAGACTCGCACGGGATTCGGTTGTGAATGCACCGGTGAACTCTGCTTTAAGTTCCTCAAAGAACTCGGTCATATTTGCTCTGTTAATATCCATGATAATTTTCCTTTCAATTACGGCTTAAGAACGCCAGGGACATAATAGGTTGATCCATTGGTCCAAGAAACCTCGAACCAAATTGGATCGGTTTCGGATCCAGATGGGGCGTTCGTAAAAACAACCGTTTCGCCAGTGGAAACGTCGCCTATTGCGGCTTCTGTTAGCACTGGCTCTGCCGTAAGTGTGGCAACTCCAGTCAACAGGGTTGTTCCGGTCAAGGTTGTATCCTCATCCACAGACAGCGTACCTTTTACAGCCGTGTTCACTAACGTATCAGCAATCTCTACACTGGTTGCAACGGTGTCGCCAACAAGCAGAATGCCAGCAGTCTTAGTGTCAATGCCATCAGATGCGTCAACCGTAATTCCGTCGGCATCTATCCCGCCATTGTGAACAGATTCTGCGGTAAACGTTCCAACACCGGTCACAGCAAGCGTTGAGCTAAGCGCAACGGCCCCAGATGCACCAAGCGTAGTAAACGATGCCGCACCCTGTCCGCCAACAGCATAGCTGTCAACCCAAACGCCATTGACAGAATCAACGTCAACAATAACACCTGCAATAATATCATAAGTATTACTTGCAGCCGCATTCATCGTTGCATCATCAAACACATAGGCATAATCGCCAATGTTTGCGTCGGTGTAGTTCGCGCCGTTAGCCCATGCAAACGTTCCGCGTCTTACCTTAATTGTCATAGTCGCGCTATAATCCGAGCTGGTGTTTGCTTTGCTCTCTTCGGCACGGCCAACGAATTTGTCACCCGTTGCATCCGATGCAGATACTGCATAGCCGCTTGAATCAACAGAAACGCCAGAACCGGCATAGATTGTCTCGTTTGACTTTACAGTAAGTGACACGTACTCCCCGCTGCGTTCCGGAGTGTTCCGGGCTGCTGTTAAGGCCGTAGCAAAGGCGCTGGCCGAAACAAACATCGCAACTGCGTATATAATTGCTTTTTTCATAGTTTATTCCTTATTTTTTAATGAATAGGTTTTTGACTTCATCGAATGACTTCCCGTGAGATTTGGCATACTTTTCGATTGCCTTTTTGTTCACAGAAAACTGTTCTACGTCCGCCCCATCTTCAAGCGCGTCGAACTTTGCGCGTTTCACCGAAAGTTGTTCCTTAAGCGCCTTGTTCTCTTCAACAATTGACTTAACGAATAACTCGTGTGCTTCATCCATTTCGATTCCCTGCTCAAAATATTCTGCGGCCTTTTCTTTGCCGAATTTCTGAACCATTGACAGGTAGTCATCACGGGTAAGCGCACAATCAGCGCACGGCTCGGTATCTTCTTTTTCCTGCTTTTCTTCTACAGGCTCCACAGATACCGCGTCTTCTTTGGTAAGTGCTTCTACGCCTTTTTCTACGGATTCCTCCACGGAGTTAGCTTCTAGCTTTTCCGCTTCTACAGAATCTTTTTTCTCTTCTTCTTTGTTCATAACTACTATCTCCTTTTCGGATTCGCCTTTTGCTTGCAGGTATGCGCTAGTATCGCTGTCTGCCCCATAAGGACATACAGCAACGCCTCCCAGCTTCCACTTACGAACCACTGCAAGCGGCCCGCTAAATTCTTGTCCATTAACTAAAACAGTTTCATTTGCGCCGAACTCTTCCATCTGAACTTCATCCGGCTTGGTTGGCGTATAGTCAATGCTTGCCTGATAAGGGACTCCGGCCTTCATCTTGTGAATAACCTCAGTCGCCCGGTCGTCTTTGAATGGAACAAGCGCACCATCAAGTCCGAGCTGTCCATCTGTTGAAAACTTGTTTATATAGCCAATTACTTCAGATGAATTGTGGCAATAATCAATTGGAATGCGTTGCTTGTGTTCCATGCCTTCAAGGTCGTGGATTATCGGGCCAAAGAACCAATGGTCTATCACCTGGCCGCCAAGCGCAAGAAGGTGAATTGGCGCAGTCTTTGCGTCATCGCCATTGTCTCCAATCCTAAACTCTCCAATTTCACATTTCAACGCCGATGCCGGTACTTTTTTAGCTAATTTCATTCCGAATCACCTTTATTTGTTTGCCCAAAACTAGACCCTTCGCCTTCATAATTTGCCAGCGGCGCACCTGGGTCGCCAAGACTGTATGTGATTCCAAGCTCATCCATGTAATTCTGTTCCTTGGCAATCTGGTCAGCCAGCTCTTGGAAGTCCTGCCCATCGCCAATCTGCGAAAGAACGTCTTGCCGAGACATTGTTTTAGATTGAAGCATTTCATTAAACGCTTTGGCTTCTTTTAGTGGGTCAATAAATCCTATTGCAGGCTTACCCCATGCATGATCCATATAATCTTCTGGAACACTCTTAATCGAGCCAATCTTCCCGGCCAGCCACCACTTGAAAATCTTGCTTGATATTCTGCAAAGTTCCGCTTGCTGAAACTTTATTGACCGGCGCAACATCTGCGAAAGCATCATAAGCCCGCTATAATTGGTTTCAGAGGCATCGGCAAGAAGGAACTCTAGTGGTATGCCAAGCGGGATTCCAGCCATTCGCATCCTAAACCTTATGAATGGAACATAGCTTTCATGAGGCGATTTGCCTTCAATCACAGCAACGTCTTCATTTGGTTCAAGATTAACATTCATTCCATTGACCATTTTTACATGACCCCTGACTGTTCCTCCGTCGTCTGCCTGCGTATTCATGCCTGCGAATATTGAACCGTCTTCGTTCGGAGTAATGGAGAACTTCAGCCCCATGAACGCCTCGTTCTTGGCCTTTATATCCATTGCCTCAAGGTTCTCGTCAATGTCCTTAATCAAATTCAGCAGCTGTAAAAAGCTACTCACTCCGCGCTTTCGTTCTACGCGCTCATCCGGAAAGTTGAAAAATGGGAATATCGAATCTGCATTATACGAGCTTGGCTTTATTGTGCTTTGAGAACTAGACCCTGGCGCTCTTTTCCCGAAATAATACGTTTTTGGCTTTCCATCGTCGTCATAGTCAATCCCGCAATCGTCGGTCATTGTTATATCCTTATAACAACGGTCGGCCTCTAGGAGCTGAACCTTATCAGAAATCAATACAAATACATCGCCATCAACAATCTTGCGGGCCTGAATAGCGCGTTGAAGTCCGCCGAAAGAACGCAATCCGCGTGCGTCAATCTCGTCACTCTCTGCTTTCCATAGCTTCTCAACAAGTTTGTTGAAATCATTATCTGAACTTCGCATTGAAAGCGCGTATCCAGACCCAACAACGAAATCAAGATTAGTCCGTAGGATTCCAATGCCAAGCGGATTTTCTTCTACAAGCTGCCGCGCATTTGCCATAAGCTTTTTTCGGTCAGAGTTTGTCATGTCTCGCTCTGGCGAACCGGGAGTTGTTGAACCGGTTTTCCGCTTGCGGCTTGACACGAGATTCTTATTCAAAAACTGCTTGTATGCCTTTGCCTTTTCGGTCTGCAACCGGTCTTCGGCAATCTTGCGTCTTAGTTGAGCGTTTTCGGACTGTTTTATCAGCGTTGCCATTAGCGGAAATCCCCAACAAATATGTTTTGCCCTGTAATCTTGGCAAGTTTGCCAAGCAAATGCTTTTCAAGTGATTCAAGTTGCGGAAGCGACGCACGCGAAAGCTGCAATCCTGTTCGAGAATATGACATCCCGGTTTTCAGAATCGCCATGCGTGATGTGTGAATTTGGTCAAGTTCTTCTTTTATTTGTGCTTCTGTCATAGACCTGCTTTAGTTACATATTTGTAGGATAATATAAGAATGTTACATTTTTGTCAAGTTATCCAAAGTCGGGGGCATGGTTATTGCTTGGATTTATACCCCTTTGCTTTTGGCTTAAAACGATGAATATTCTCAGTTCAACGGCTTTTCTGAAAAACCTGTCAATACTTTTTTGATATTATTTTATGCTAAAACATTGACACTAAAACGTTTTAGTTAGTTTTTAAATAAAAAAGTGGTGTTTTTTTGAAAAGGTGTGGTATAAGAATACACCGATTAAAAACATAGTGGTTCTTAGTTTACGCTTTTTCTTTTTTTTCCTTTTTTCTTTTTATTGCTTTCGGGCTGCTCAACCAGTTAGTGAGCGAAGCGAACGGGTTAACGGTTGTCAATTAACTTCACCACCTCCAAATAATGCAAGTTGTTTGCTTAACAAAAATCCTTTCATAATCCATTTCCGTTCAACCGTGACTCAAAAAACACACCCAGTGCGGCGGGTGTGCGTGGCAAACGCGCCCCGCCTAATCATCGTCTTTGGCCACGCCACCCAAGCCGATGGTTGATAATAGATAAAAGATGTCGACTAGGTCAAGTTCTTCGTCTTCAAAATCATCTTTCCCGCTCTTGTATTTGCCGCAAGAAAAGCAGTATCCACCAGGATACACAACCCCGCCGCATCCGCATATCTCGATGCTTATTTCATCCATAGCTAACCCGTTTCCGCTTATTTAACGGCGTTGGCGGCACGAAGACCTTCACTGGGGCCTCTGCGCGGTTTTGCTTTGGAGGTTCATCGTTGGTTGCCGAAAGCTTTAGAACGTCGCCTCGACCCATATACAAGGCCGCAAACGCATACTGAGCGCAATCGAAATAATCCTGCGGGGTCCGTATCACTTTGAAGAACTGACGCACCACCCCGGTCTTGGAATTGACCTCTTCCATAACCACTTCCCCGGTTATCTGTTCAACAAAGTCTCGGTCAATGTCGCCATGAAACCATATCTTTACAGCATTGTTTCTATGCAGAGAATCCAATAGCTGAAACTTGAAGAAATCAGGATGTATGCGCATAAGAGAAAGCTTCTTCATGTGCTTTGGAAAGATTGCGCTAACCTTAAACGGATTCGTTCTGCTCGTTTGAGTCCCGGTATCGCCCTTTATTGGCACGAGTCCTGAATTTGCAAAGCAATATTCATAGCATTCAGTTGTTCTCTCGCCGTACCCGGTATCCAAAATCATCCTTGCCGAATAGCAGTCTGTTCCATTCGCGTCCCGGAACGGCGTCTTGTGCTTCTTCATTACATCGTCAAAGCTAACGTATAGCCCGTGGTCTACTAGCCATAGGTTGTCACCGTCGCAGGCCCACCAGCACCAAGGGAAGTACCGCTTCTGAACGTCTACGGTCATAAAACAAAGGGTTTCACGCCCGGTAGGGATTGTTCCCCTTGCGTATCCACCAGCATCGCGTATAGACCATATCTGCCCCATATCAATATTGTCTTTAGGCTCCTCAACCCACACCTCGCCAAGACACGAGTTAACAAAGTTCTGATACTCTGCCGGGTTGCTCTTGCTGTTCCTAAACTCAACAACAACATCTTTCCATTTAACCCAAGGTGCATAAAACGATGGCAAATGAAATGAAACGTGTGCAACGTCACTGCTTTCAGACGTAGCACGCCACGCCCCGTCGTCGCAGGCGTTTATCTTGTCGGTGTCCGACCAATGCCCTTTGCACTCTTCGCATTCGTAGTAAGCATTCTCCGCACTTTCAGGTATTGAAAGATTCGCATCGAACTTAATTTGTCCGAAACGCAGGTATTGCATATGTCCACATAATTGACATGGGATGTAATACTTTCTCTGGTCTGCTTTTTCATAAGATGCATGTATATAGCCCTCTTGGGTTGTTGGTGTGCTTATTTCTAGTATTTTCTTGTCCCAAAATGTTTTTGTTCGTTCTATGGCCAAGTTGATAGCACGGGCTTCTTTGCTTGTCTGGTCTGGGTACTTGTCCGTTTCATCAAGAATCAGGTACTTTGCAGGCCGAGAGGCAAGGTTAGCAGGGCTGTTTGACCCCACTATGTTCACAACAGACCGCCTTAAAACATATTCCAGCTTTTTGAAGTTGTCGCGTTCGTCGGTAAGTTCAAGTGAAACGCGCGGGGAATCTTCAATTAGTGGCTGTATCCGTGTTTCCGATGCCGACCGGCCAAGGTCTGCGGTTGGCATTACTACAAGACACGGCCCCGGCTCCTCGCAAATCCAGTAGCATAGTGCAAGATAGGCCGTAAGCGTCAGCCCGGTCTGCGCACCCTTACAGATTGTAATCTTGCTTACATCCAAGTCCTGAACCGCATCCAGTATTCCGCGAACGTATGGGGTAAGCGACGAACGATAAGAACCATGATTTGCAGTTGGTTGCCTGGCCGAAAGGATTACATTGCGCTCGGCCCATTCCCATATTGTTGTTTCTTCCGGTGGCGTAAAATATTGCTTATAGTCACTCACTAAGAGACCTCATGCAATCAATAACCTCTTTGTGAAGGACTCGCTTGCACGCCTTCACGTCTTTTCCGGCAACCAATGGGGCGCACTTGTCGGCAAGATTAAGCAAGGCATTCCTAACATCCATACACATATCCTTAATCATGCTGTCGTGGTCGACCTTTGCAATAACGGACCCCATGCTTTGCTGTATCAACGCCCAGTCTTTTTCATACTTGCGCAATTGCTCCGATGCGTCACGGTGTTCCTTGGCCCAGAACGCTTTCTCTGCTCCAGCATTGTTTGAATAGTTCGAGAACGCATAAGCCTCAACAACTCGCAGGCGTGAAAGGATGTCTTCTATGTTATCACTGCCATCAATGGGAAAAGCCACTCCTTCTGGTGACACATCGCTATCGCCATCGGTCTCAGGATTGCCATTAATTATGAATGAATACTTTGGGTTTTTCTTTGTCTTGGTCAACCATTCCGACAGTTCATTGCTGTCGAAAGACCGGATGTGTCCATTCTTTGTGTGCGGCGCTCCGCTGCGGGTCCAGTAGTTAATAGTGCTGACCGCAATGCCTATTTTTTGTGAAAGTTCATTGGTTGTGAATGTAGTCATAAATAATGTGTTTCACAAGGATTCCGAAACGTCAAGGTATAACATCGGCTTTTTTTTAATAAAATGCACAAAAATGGTGGGCCCCGAACC